TACTATAGCTGAATCTTCTTTTGAAAGTCCAATAAATTCCCTTTCATCATTAACTTCATAGGCGTATTTCTCAGCAGGTCCTTTAATTCCAATAGTAAAGGATGTATTAGTCGCGTCTTTTACAACAAGACTTTGCATCATATTACCAGATAAAGTTAGATCTACTTTATCAGAACCAGAACTTGCTTTTTTATATTGAGAATAACCACCTTGATAAAATACAGACTTACCACTCTCTGTTTTTTTACCACCCTTAGGAGATAATTTCTTCCCAGTCTTTGATGTTTTAGATACATACATTGGCTTTGTTGAATATGCATCGAAAGGTTTGTCATTTACATCCAAACCTTCCTGTGTACGTTCTTTAATAAGCGCAATAGCATCATTGCCAATACTCTTCATATCGGCACTGGTAAATTCAATATAAGGTAAATTAAGATCAATAGTAACTTTCATTTTAATGCTTAGTTTCTCTATCTGGTGTAAATATAGATAGGCTTGTATTTAAAGAATAACTATACATATTGCCACGAATATCATTACCACCACCAGAGAGTCTATTATTCTGTTCTTCCAATTCATCAACTTCATTTAGATTTTGATCAAGATCGATAATTCTCATTGCTTTATCAATTAATTCATAACCTCTGTTTCTAAATGCTTCTGCTTGATCAAATTGATTATTCAGTTCATATATTCTTGCGGCGGCTAAATACGAATGTGCATTAAGTAAACGTTCTGGATTAAGAACTTCATCTTCAGTCACATTCTTATCTAAAACTAAATCTCTAACTACAGTTGCTAATTCATCTAAAGAAGCTTTGACTTGTTCATCAAAACTATTTTGTCTGCGAGCTAAAACATCTGATAATTGAGGGAATATATTCATTAATTTGCCATGATCAAGACCAGTATCGAAAGGTCTTTTACAAGCTTTTAATGTGCCACTCTCAGAACGTGCAATTGATACAGATCCATACGCTTCATAATAATTTACTCTAAATGTATAAACGCCATATTGATTTAATATGTTAGCTGGAATTAAGTAAGTCCAGGTTGCGAATTGTACAATTGAATTAGCTTGAAAGGATATTTCTCTTGGGAGAATATCCGCCAAGATCAAAGAGTTACCTGCTATTCGATTAATGTATATAGGGAAATAATCATCAGAATCAGTAATTAGAAATGCCAGCTTATTTTGCGTTTTAAGAGGCGATACAGACTCAGCTAAGGTGATTGTTCGTCTATCATTAGAAATTGCAATAGCGGTTAAATTAGAGCGGTTCTGTGAAAGGTTTAATATAGAAGAAGAACTGCCATTAGGATAAAAGAATTGAATAGTAGGAATGTCGTTAATTGGTGTTGGACTATCCCATACAAATAAATGATCATAATCTTTAATTGCTTTTCTCATAGCTTGTTAATCCTCTTTATTTCTTCTTCAGAAATAGGTTAAATGTTTTTAACTTTTAAATATGATTTGCTGATTGGCGACCATGAATGTCGACAATTAAAACCACCACCATTTATTAAAGAAGATCCATTCCCAAGTTTCTTGATCTGATCTTCAGTCAATACTTTACCAACCAACTCTTTACAGAATGGTCTTGTAATTCCATCTCTTGGGCCAGTATAGATATAATGTTGAAGACCTGCAATAGTCGCAGCTTCACTTATTATTGATCTACTATATTGAGATATTTTTGTTCTGGCTTCACTTACTTGCTTACCAGTAGATGAATCTAATTCATCTTCCATTTGTTTAATTGCAATATCAGATCCTATAATAGAAGAATTATATACCGCATCTTTTAATGAACGTGATGTTTGTTGAATTATCAAATCATCAAATAAAGATTCAGAAGTTCTAGATAGGATAGATGGAAGTATTGACGATGATGATATATTGAATTGTGGCTCGTAAGCACGAACCATTTCATTAACATAATTTGTTATGTTTAACTGAGAAGTTTCAAAAACTGAAACAGCATCAGCAAGTCCGTTCCTTAATAAAAAGGATTTAAGATCGGCAGGGGATAAAGCCAATAAGTATTGTCCTCGTCCCCCTTTTAGCACCTCTTTTACAGTTTTGATGAGCTGTGCCTTGCTCCTGCTAAGAGATTTTTCGATTGTCTTTTCAAGGGTTATTTCAGCCTTGAGAATATCTCTTTTAGATTGGAGTTGTTGCTTCATCACAACATCGCCTTCATTATCTATTTGATCTTTTAAATCTTGAAGAGCTTCTTTATCAAGTTTCTCGTTAAATAGGTTAAGCTCCGTTTGACAATGAAGACATGACATAATCACCTGCTTGTTAAGCTAAACAACTTGTTAATACAAAGCCGTAGTTTTGAGCGATGATCTTATCTTGGTGTACATGTTCAGCCCATACCATTCTCTTTGTTTGATCGAGAGAATCATATTGACCAGCTTGAATGTCCTTATATTGGAAGTTACAAGCAGCAACTGGCATGAGTTTAACTTGGCTTTGTTGAACAACAGCATCGCTGCCTTTCAAAATACCCATAAACACAGAACTGTCACTCCAGATTTGAGCTTCAGAAGAAGCTTGACCAGGCATTGCAGTTTCACGACGAGCAGAACCAACAAATACATTAGGAATGTTAAGAGCTTCTTTAATAGCTTGAACAACAGCTGAATCATTCAAGATTCTAGAACCAGAAGCAACACCTGAATTACCAACAACCAAGAAGCTACGAACTTCTGGGTTGCGAGCCAAAGCACGTAAAGCACCATAACCAAGTACCAAAGTATCTGGCATAATACCATGTGAATTAGCACGAATAACATCAGCTAATGCATGCAAGTCAGTTAAAGGTTCAGAACCACTTTGGTTCCATTGTGTACCATTTGAGCCATTATTAAGATTTGCCAAAGTAGAAGTATAGCTACCCCAGTTACCACTTGTGAAGAGAAGATCAGCAGCACGCTTTTCTCTTGCAAGTTTCAAAGCACGACCAACTTTTTTAGCCATTCTTTCTTCTTCAGTTCCTGGGAATTGACTATCATAAATATCTTCCATAGCAATAGCATCTTCTGCACCGAAGATATTACACTTGAAAGTTAAAGAAGAACGATCGAAAGAACCGAGACTTGCACGCTTTGCACCAGGTGCACGTTGAAGATCAAGATCAGGTGCACCCATGTAATTACGAGTATTATCAATAAGCAAAGTACCTGAACGACCAAGACTTTGAACATTTACTTGTTCGAAGATTTGATCAGCGATTAATTGTCCGTCTGATGGAATTGCTTCAATAGCAAGAGAGGTAAGAATTTCATCTACTGGATGTAACTTATTATATGCTTGAGCCATTTATATTTCTCCTAGAATTATTTTCTGATTAGACGCTTGGAGCGAAGTGGATAAGAATTTCATCACCAGATGCAGATACAGTATAACTTGCATTTGGAATGAAGCGACCAACATAAACACCACCTGCGCTGTATTTAACAACAGCACCAGCAGCAGCACCGGTAACAAAAAAGTCAGTCCCGGAGGTAATAACCCCCGCACAAAGTACCTTGGTAAAACCAGATACACAAACTTCTACAGCATCACCAGAGGCACAACCTCTTTGTACAACGCCAGCAGGAACATCGGTGTTAGCAGTGCATTTTACAATCTTACCAGCATTATTGAATTTGACTAATTGAAATGCGGAAAGAGCTTCACCAGCGATAAAAGTAAGATATTGAGCTTGATCTTGATAAGCCATAATTAAACTCCGTAATGTTTCTTATAAGTTTCAGGATTATTTGTTTTAACATATGACAATGCTTCAGAAAAAGTCAAGCTTTTTTCTTTTGCAACTTGTCTAACATGTTCAGCGAGAGAAAGTTCAGTAGGGCTAGCAGAAGTACCATTCACTTGTAGAGGAACAGCAGCATTTGCTTTACGTTCATTGAACATATTCCAGAAAGAACTGTCTTGATCTTTAAAATCAAAAGCCTTCTCAGCTAATGATAATTCAGCAGGACTAATTTTTCCAGTATTTAATAAAGAATCTACAGCATTTTTTCTATTAGCAGTATGTAATTCTTTAGCGAGATTTGCTTTGTCTTGTTCAAGAACCTTTGTACGTTCTGATAATGACATAACTTGTGCATTTAATTCATTCAATAAAGAAGATTGTGCTTCAGATAATTTATTTTCTGAACAAGCCATTTTCTTATCTTCTTGCATTGCCATTGGTGAATCTTCTGGTTCACCTGGTTCTTGAGCATCAGCTTGCATCTTAGCTTCCATATCAGCCTTCATGGCTTCAAGTTCAGCAGATTTAGCTTCAAGTTCAGCTTGTAGTTGCATAACCATTTGATGTTTTTCCATGCACATTTTAACAAGCTCTTCTGGACTGAGTTTCATAAGTTCTTCTTGATTAATATCCATATATTTAATCTCCGATAAAGTAACTGGTTCAATTTTGTTTATTCTTTGAGCGGGTCTATTAGTAAGTGTAACAGCAAGTAGTTGTGCATTTCCAATCTTTTCTCCAGAATCACGAGAATAAACACTTCCCATTAAAAACTCTGGACTAGACCATAAAACACCGCCACCGTTCTTTACTACTTCTAAACCTTTCTCTGTATAAGCAGGTGTAACATATAATCCTTTTTCTGTCAATTCAGCATCAACAATTATGCCGAGAGACAATTGTTGATCAGGATCAAGGTTCTTATTAGAAAGACTTGTTGCATGGTTCCAGTCAATAATAACAGGATCAGAGTCTTTATATTCTTTAAACACTCGAAGTATTTCAGATAAAGTTTCGTCTGTTATTTCTCGACCAATCTTGTCACCAGTCATTCTAGTATAGTTTTGACCTTTGGCTAATGTTAAGAAAGGTTTACCTAAAGTTAGTCCTTGAGGTAAATCATATTTCTTTGATAAATTATTTTCAACACCTTCTGCAAATAATTCAATCATATTTTCTGATCCTCCTTGATTTTTATGTTTTTCTTTTAAGGATTGTGCTTTTTCATCAGCACTGTTCATTTGAGCAACAACCTTCTTGGCCCAAGTAAAACCTTCGTCACCACCCCAACCATCCCAAGCTTGGCGACCTTTACCATAATCATCCCATGTCATTCCTAGTTTGTCAACTTCATGTCTTTGAAAATAACTAAGCATACGACGTGCTGTATCTGGAGATAATAATCTTCCATTCATAATATCTCTGGCTCTTGCAATACCAACTTCAGTCATTCCTCTATTTGAGAAACTCTTCTCTGCTCTTTTTTCTAAAGCACGTTTTGCATTTCTCTTCATAGCTTCTGTTGGATGAAAATCAATATGTGAATATTTATCTGGCAATGCAAAGAATATGGCGTTTCTTTTACTATCTAATCTTTCACTTGCCTTATTAACCTTCTCAGATGATGTAGCTTCTTCAATTGAGATTGGTGTTTCTTTAACATGATCAGCTAACCACTTCTTAAATTCATCGAAGCTGACTTTTGATGAGTCAGCTCTAAACGCTTGAATCTCTGAATCGGATTGATCTTTTTTGTTCCAACCAAGAATAGCAGTAATACCATCAGGCCATTCTTTATTATCAAGACGAGAGTAATATTTGAATTTAGATGGGTCTATTAATCTCGCTGCATGTTGATTTGGATATGGCATTATATTCTCACTTTATTTGTTTTAAACGTTCATTTAATGCAGTGTTAGGATTGTTAGCAACACTACGATCTTGAGATGTTCTTTGAGCTTCTAAAGGTAAATTACCAGCGCCGATTCTTTGACGAATAGCACGTTCTAAATTATCATCTGGAGTTAATAATTGAGATTGTACTAGAGCTGGTAAAGAATTGAGAGAATCTACTAGTTGATCATTATCAAGACCAGAATGTGTGAGGCGTGGAAGTTTTGTTGATTCAATCTTTCCATAATTGAAATTGATTAAACGACCAATTGTTCCTGCACCACGTCTGTCCTGTCCTGATATTGCAGATGCTACTAAATCAAGGAAGTTTATACAAGCTCTTCTAAAAACAGAAAGATGAATTTCACCAACTGCTCTACTACCTGAATCTGTTATACCAAGATTCATGAATTGTGCCATAAATGCTTGGCTTATTTGATTATCACATTCAGATATAACTTGTAATGCGCCGGCTGGATTAAATTCTCCACTTCCAAATACATCAAATTTAACAACGCTATTCTCTACTAAATAACCTTGTTTTTGAGCGATATAATTAGCGGCTTGCAATTCAGCTTCTTGAATCATTTGATTAACTTCTTCGGTGGAGTAACCATTAGCTTCAATGATTGATCTATCGACTTGAACCTTTGGCGTTGGAATGGCCCAACGCTCAACACCAACACTCATCAAATTTGCAGTTCTTTGTTTTTCTTTCCACCACCACCAACAAGGTCTTAATAAACCAACACCCTCAAAGTTAGAACCTGTTTTATTTAAAGTAAGTAATAACATCTTATTTGCAGGAATAGGTTCAGGCTCAACAAGACCAACCATGTTTTGCATAACCCCATCGAGATTTTGATTATCTCGACTTAACCATTTAAGATGTGCAGAAGGTTCACGATCTGCATAACAGCCAAGCCAAACCTTTTCTCTTCCAATTGAATCAGGTGCTATATAATATATCTCTTCGGCGTATCTATAGCCAATAGGAATAAAATCTAGAATATAATTCAATTGCTCTTCAAAAGAAAGATTCATCATGCCAGGGTTACCATCAAACCCAAAAGCTTCATTTGCAAATCTTGCTAATTCTTCTGCTACTGGGTCACCTTCAATACCAGGTTTAAAGATCCACTTAGCTGAAAGAAGTGTTTGTTTTACTAGGTTCCATGAACGTTTAATGATAGGATCAGAAGCGAGCATTTCTTCAGCTTCTTTTACCCAGTTCTTAGTAGTTAGTTTTGGATTATGTTCTTTGCCAGTAACATAACCAGCAGACAAAGAAGTACCAGTAATACCCTTCACTTCATATAAAGGAAGTTCAGCTTCCATGTGAGGAAGGTTCTTATTTTGTTTTGTTTTTCTTGTCATAGTAATTCCTGTTCTTTATAAATCATAATGTATCTCCTAATATAAAGAGAAGGTTTTGTTATTTCAAGCTAATCCATATAAAGATGAATATATGGCGGCGTTTAAATACAATAACCTTTATAAACTATTATCGTTGCAAAAAGCAACAGAAAGGCTCTGTTAAATGGAAAATCAAACCAATACAGAACTTGGCGTACCCATCTCAAAAGAAGAAGTTTCTATCATCAAAGATTTAATATCTTTGACTGGTGGTAATGCAGTATTAAGTTTATTAATCATAGGAGGTTTTTTCTATTTGAAGTATCTAAAAAGAGATAATCAAGTAAATCATTTGAAATGTGAAATTGATATTGTTGAAGTTAAAGATAAACAGAATCAAATCAATCTAAAGTTAAAGGATCATCAGATGGTGCTTAACGATGTTTTAGATAGAGTGGAGGAATTAGAAAAGAAAGATTAAAAGCCGCCGTTTCTATCACGACTATTACTTTCTCTTATTGATTTTATGTTTGTTCGATCTGTTATTGGTGAAATACTCTTATTCGGTAGTATCTCTGTATCTCTCCATCTCCAATTGATAATGTCATATCTTAATGCGTCTAAAGGATCTTCTCTACCATCTTTCTTTGGCGTTTCTTTATTATCCCAAGCATAACTCATTATTGCTTTTCTAAATGAATTACCATTTGCTTTAGAACCTTGTTCCCACACTTCACTTGTACAGAGAATCTTTCTTTGATGTATCAATCTTTTTACTCTTTGTATGCCGTTTAGAATGTCAGTTCTAATTGCATCTGTTGTGAATCTAAAGTTAATTCCAATACCACCTTCTTCTGGTTTTTTAGATAATTCTTTGAATGTAGTTAATGCAGTACGATCTGATCTTGCATTACCAGCTTTATCACCTGACGCTCCATCTAATAATATTCTACCTGGATATTGATTAGCCAAGTTTCTTGGACAAGCCTTCTCAAGTATTAATCTTGCAAGTTCTGTTAACGTAACTTCTTGAGGATTAATCTCTGCGCAAATAATATCAGCATCTAAATTTGGATCATGTACAAGGATCAAGACACTTGGCTTACGGAAGCCAAAGTCAATTACTATTCGACCTGAGTAAGTAGGATTATATTCCCATCCATCAATTACATGTGAAAGTGTCCATTCATTATAAATCACACCTTGAGGTGGTTTAGGCTGATTCATAATCATTGCATTTCTTTCATTCTCTGGAAGGTTCTTTGTTGCTTCAAACCAAGCATTAGATAGATTATCTTGATTCACATAAGAAGAATAAAATATAGGCGTGCATCCAGCACGTTCAGCTAGATCAACCCACCACGCATCATATACTGGTAAACCAACCATTATTAACTTTGGTGTTGGCCCACTTCTTAAACGACCTAAAGCCTTTTGAGCTACTTCTTCTTCTAAGGTTTGACATTCATCAATTAAAGCTA